GCCTTCAACCCGACAAACGAGGGAGCAACTTCAATGAGGTCGATGTCATCCGCGATCGCGTTGACCAGGTTGAACTTACGCATAGCGGCCCAAGGGGTGAGCCGATTGACAATGATGTCGTCGGCCACCCGCTTAATCTCTATCTCGGTTCTACCTACGCAAAAAGCAGCTACGACCACGTTATCGAACTCTTTGCTGTTGAACCCGACGAATGTCACGTCAGGCTGTCCGACGAAACGAGCCAACCGCGCGGGGGCGTTCGGCTCATGTCGCCAGATATCAAACCACTCGCCGGTTTCAACGTTCTTCGCGCAGAAGAGCGTGCGGTTCGGCAGGGTTTCAACGTCGAACACCCAGGTGCTCATTCGGGACCGTGAGGCTCCTGGTAGTAACCATCGAACAGCTGGCGCCTCGGATACTTCGGGTCGTCCTCAACGATGACTGCCTTGGTCTTTTCCTTCTGCTCAAGCTCAATCAGCTTCTCAAGGAAATGCTGAGCCTTTTGCAGATCCTGCACGCCATTCTTCTCATGATACCGCTCAACATACTTCGTGATGCAGCCCACAAAGTAACCGCGACCGTAGAGGCGCCATTGGCGATCCCAGTGTTCCTCACCGCCATTCTTGTAGTGCTTACCACCAACCTGGCGCTCATTTGCACCCATTTGCCATCTCCTCAATAGCGGTAAACAGGTTTTGTTCTTCAGGTGACAGCCACATATAAGCGGCGTAGCTCATAAACCGCTCATAAACCTCAAGCATGCGCTTGTTACCCCGGCTCATCTCCCGCACGCAGAAGAGCGCGCCATGTGCCAGGTCAGCTAGCTTGAGAACTCGCTGCTCAGCAGCCGTCAGCGTTGGCCAATATAAACCGGCACCCCTAACCAGACGCTTCTCAAGATCTGATACCTGATCCCCGATACCGTAATCTCTCTTCGCCGGAGACGGGATGTCACCGGTGTACTGTTCAGCGAGATCGTGGTAAAGAGCCGCAATTAACAACTCGCGGCTCGCTTCCGGGTTAAGGACGAGAACAAGGCAAGCCACCCCGTGTGAGTGGTGGCCGACAGTTTCTCTCTGTAATGTCATCATGGTGTGGTAGCGGCTTACTTCACTACCACTTGCTATAAATTCAATAGATTTTTTCATCAGTTCCTCAGTTAGCGTTATGGTTAACATCATAGTCGGTTCTACTGGGAAGGCAAGTGGTCATCTGCTTCTCCAGCTTTTTGTTTTCTCGACGTTCAATCCAATCTAAAACCGCACGAGACCAGTCACTCGCAGCGATAGCCATAGCGTATTCACGCCCTCCACCCTGCTTCCTTCTACGCACCTTGCTGACCATAGCCATGGGTTGAGCAACGTTGTGAAAGAAAGAATGATAATAAGAACGGTCTGTGAAAGGATCAGCGCAAAAATTTTCACAATCTTCTAAGAATAGCAGGTAATCACTGTTGTCCATTATACGGCAAGGTTGAACAGCGCCGGTGGTGTAAAGATCGTATGTCTCTCGAACTGGCGGTGTTGTGATATAACGCGTCGCATCGTAAAGTTCTGTGTATAGATGAAAATTGTTGCTAACTTGCCGGTATTTACCGAGAGGTAACATAACAGCAGAAGCAACAAACTCTTGCATAAAACTGAAATGAACCGCGTTGGCGCCATAAGCACCCCACCAGATATCGTTGCTCCGGTTGAACACCGTCATGTTTAGAGCACCGCCTCGGGTGTCAAATACAACCTGAGTGTTACACGCCTTGTCCTTGGTTTTCAGGTAAAGATCTTGTTCGTCCCAGATTTGAATAACGGCTTGACGCGTGTTTGGGTCCTGTTTCAAATTTTCTATAACCTGAATTAGCTGGTCGTATCCAAAATGCTTGCGCCAGCGATATCCGTATGCGGCGTTAAATGTGACGCCGTCGTCGCTAAAATCACTCATCCTATTGTTAAACTGGGTCAGGAATGCAACATCGCGGCGACCGGCGAGCATCCAAATTGATTCCATAAGATGAAATATAGGGTTAGCATCACGACCGGCATGAAACAAAACACGCTCATCCGGTCGGTCGTAAATCGTCGTCACGATGTCAGGGAAAACAATGGCTGGTCCATTTCTCGTGTTCGTAGGCTCAATGTCAAGCGTATTGAGCTCTTCAAAAACCCGGCTAAATGCTTCGTTTACGTTGCGGACGTTTAGCTCCATAGTTAGAATTCCTTCTCAGGTGTGTAAACGGTTTTCGGCTTACCTTCACCGAGAACCGTCCTGCAGTACTTACTGTATTCACACATCACATTCTGCACGTCATGTAGCGTGAGATCTTCAATACCAACTTCTTTAATGATTTGGTTCCTGATCTTGATCAACTCTGCGTTAAAATCTTGTTGGCTCCAAGCCGCAAACGGGGTGCGATTATGTAGATAATTCAGACCCCGGCTACTTCCTGGCCCAATCGGAGCATAAGTTAACAGATCTTCAGCGTTACTAAGATGATCACAATACGTAAGATCAGCCGCAACTTGCCCAGCCATGAAACTGCTGATACCAAAACTAGTTGCTAGCTCCTTAACAAATTTCTCAATGTTAGGGGTAAATCTGAAAAGTATATGGTCGATTTCATAACTTAAAGATGTAGCGGGCTTGATAATGTGCTTTGCGATAGCGAGAGACTTAACTCCGCCGGGGTCCATCTTAGTAGGGTAAACCATGTAAGCCCCGGAGTAAACTTTATTACCGTTAGATTTGAATTCTTCAACAACTGTTGAAAATTCAACAGGGTTAAACTCTTCTGCCGCTTTAAACAAAATATCCTTATTGATCAAAAATTGCAGCGTCGGCGGCCAGTTGATAATGCGCGTTATGAGCAAAATAAACCACAGGTCTTGGCGTTGAGAGTTAGGCTTGATAATGTTTTCAATAATCCAACGAGAAACCCTATCATCTTTACGGCGGATGTTAGTGAACTTGTACTTCGCGAGCACGGGGTCCTTGGTATAAGGTTGCTCACCTCCGCGTTCCTTAACGATCCTGATGACTTCTCGCTCCCACACGAAATAGATCAGAGAAGACATAGAACATACGTTCTCAGCCGCCGGCATGGGATATGGTGCGGTGTCACGCATTCTCGTATTCCTGAATAATTTCAATAAGTGCCTCGTGAATTGCTTTATGGTTTATAAGTCTAACGTCATAGCTACCATCTTTGCGCAGATTTCGATAACAGTTAGCTACAGACTCAAACTTGTCAATCAGGTTCTTTGGATCAAATTCTTTCTCGTTACCCGCAGCAAGCCTTCGACCCTTAACACGTTCAATGCAGAGGTCTTGCGGCGTGTCAAGAAATGCGTAAACGTCACACCCGGTGCCGTGAATAGTCTGTGTCACCTGACCGGCGATACCGCTCGCAGATACAAGTGCACCCTCGTACAACACGTGGCCGAGGGGGTGCGCTTTCATAATCCTCTCAGCGATTTCAGCCTGAGTGCTGATAGCGTCTGTTCCGCCGCACGTGTTGTCATACTTACCGATAACGAACAGCGGAATCTTAATACCGGCTTCGCTCATGTCAAGTCGATACCCGGCGATCTTGGTGCCGCGCATCAGCGTTTCACACGGGTAACCGTTTAAAAACTCTCTCACCGCCGTCGTCTTACCTGAGCCGAAAGTTCCGGCAACACGGAGAATAATATGTTTCATAGGAAGAACTCCCCTCGGAACGGTACGCCCGTCTTAGGAAAGAGGGCCGCCTTCTGTTTGATTGTCATACGCTCCATAGCGCACTCATCTCGTAACCATTTTGGCAGCACGGTTCTGATGTCGCGGAACACGCGGGTGAACTGACGCTGATTACGCTCCTCAGCCCACTCAATACGCTCCCACGCCATGTCAGCATATACACCAGGATAACGACGACCAAAGAAATGATTTTTAAACGTGCAGAGATTACTCTCTAGCGTGAACCGGTTAGCGTTCGGGACGTCAGGGTGGGCCTCGCGAAACCCGTTGAGGAAATCATACGAGTCCTCGTTGAGACCGGCGCAGAGGGTTTTGAAGTCCTGGTAATCCCCATTGAAACCGTTATTGGTACGCTTGTCCCAAATCAGGTGATCCTGCCCGAGCAGGAACAACATACCGTTGCGGTGAGACTTACTGCCCGACTTATCCTCGAACAATAGGTCGTCACAGTCTGCTCCGAAACCGTTCAGGTGTACGTATTCCAAGTAGCTGAACGATGACAGGCGACCAAAAGAATGATAGTTGTTACGCACCAAATTCCAGAGCTCCTGGTACGTCTTACCAGTCAGCATCTTCTCCTGCGAACCGTGATCAGCGACCAGTTGCGCGTAAGTGCGGATAGCCTGGACAGTGTCCTTCTTCTGATACCGGCGATCGGTGTCGAACTGGAGGGTATCCCACTCAGTGTTGAACCATTCTCTGAACCGGGTAAGCCCTGCTCCGGCAGGGGGAACATGCTCAAGCTGCTTCATCAGCCGGAGTGACGTTATAGGGTTCTGAGTTAGACCGTTGAGGAAGGCAAACCAGAGCTTTTCTTCGTTATCCCAGTTATTGATATCGGCAAGTGCGGGCATATAAAGGTATACGAGACCCGGCATGATGCCTTGTGTAAGATTCAGTTCGTATAGCTTGTCGAAATATTTATACCGGTTCTCCGTTGTCCGGTAGTCAAGCATCTTCTAGCCTCCGTGTGTAAAAAGGCTCAATGACCTTCGGGTTGGGTGCCGAGCCGACGATCCAGAACCCCGTCTGGTCATCCTGCTCGATAGGTTCATGGGTTCGTAACCACCGCCACATCTTAGCTTCATACGTGGGGTGAAACGTAATAGTGTCGAAATTTTCTCCGGTGAAGTGATCAGAGTACTTACTGAAACCTGTTTCATGCAGGCTATGGTGCCGCCACTTAAAAGGTAAATGGTTGACGTCCATGCCGATGTATTGCAGCCGGGCTTTCATCCAAGGTAGCTTGTCCGGCCCGATACCGATGGTGAATAGCTCTTTCACGTTATTCGGGTCGCGCATGAGACCAAGCAACACGCTGGTCAAAGAATTACATGAACCGGCGGGCACGATCAATCTGGTTACCTCTTCCGGTATATTCTTAACCTGATATGCTCCTACCTCGTGAAACTTGCGCACATTCTCAGGGTCGTACTTATCGTGTGGTAAAGTGATACCGTACTCAACAACAAGAGACTTCTCTTGCGTTACGTTAGCAACTTTACGCTGGATGATAGGATTGTACGGCCCACCGGCATATTCAAACACCGCGCCAAAACCGTGAGCGATGCGCGGGTTCTCATGCCTGAGCACGGTCTCCGGCTTACTATACACGATCTGCCGTGCGGGTAACCCGTAGTGGGCACCCACAATAGCACTCATACTCAGCTGCGGAGACTGAATGCTCGCACCCGTGACAATGTGGTTCTTACCGTGCCGGAACCGGTTGACGTACCAAACCAGTTGGCGCATCTTGGATCCGTTAGGACCACCATAGCCGAGCGGGGCGAAATAATCGTCCCGCTTGAACCACACACCCTTATGGTTCTCCCAAGGGGTGAGCTCACCGATATAATCTTCCCACTTGATGTCGTTACGGTCAAGTGAGTGGTTTGGGAAAACGCTGCGGGACATCAAACATTCACCAAGTGGAAAGTGCGACCATTGATACTAAGCATCAACTTCTCACCAGACTTAGCCGCAGCGTAAAGCTGTGCGGTAAGTCGATCTTGCTGCCCACTCGTCATCCAATCCGGGTTAGCTAGCCACATCTGGTAAGCATTTTTCCAGGTTTCACTCGTTTCAATGCACGTGATCGTGCGGTCTAGCTTGAGCGACGACTGCATAGCCGGGCGAGTATTCTTGTCAGCCTTTTGCTTCATAACCTTCACCGGATCAGAGGTTTGGAGACTCTTAAAGAGCTCTAAGCAACGGCGCACAGCTGCCTTGCGGTCGCTGAACCGCTTGACAGGAGCGGCGGCGTGCCGGTTGTAGAACTCAACAAGCTGCGTGGTGGAAAGGGTTTCAAAGTTCATGTTAGGTCTCCAGTTATCAGGTTATGAGAGCATGATACCCCGCATGAACGGAAAGGTAAAGTGGGGTCGGGTATTTTTCAACCTCGACCCCAGAAATTTCACAGCCGAGCCTTGAGGAAGTCAGCGTTCCCAATGCGATGGAAACCTCCCTCGATCTCGATCATCAGGTTGGGGATAGCACCTTCGAGGTGTTTCTCAATGAACCACCACAGGTTCTTAGCCGTTGCCGGGGGTCCGTATTCCACCAACTGCATGTATGGAATGAACCGCTCTTCGTCTCGTTCGGTGTCGCCGTCTTTCACCTTCTCAACGTACTTGTGCACCCGAGGCGTGGCGATAAAACCGCACTTATCGGGCCTCATCCACTCAGGGAAGAACGGCTCAACCAGATACCCGCAGCGATACCCCACGCAAGGGTTGTCGGGTCGGTCTTCGTAGATTGAGCAGCCGTTCTCCTTGAGGAAGAAGCACGGACGACCCTTGAAAAAGTGATGACCGTGCGCCTGCCCGCTGAGAGCACCGGAACAGCAGGCGGTGCAATCACCGCAATCTTTGTTGAGATCCTTGACAACGACGACCGGGCTAGCCATGTTATGTCTCCTCAAACGAGCTTCGCCTCGTCCGGCTGGTCGGGCTGGTTCTGATACTT